CGCCGATCGCGCCGAGCGTCGGCGACGAGGTGTAGACCAGCTGGCCGTCGACGAGGCCGTGTACGGCCGCGGTCGTGAGCAGATCGTCGGCAGCGGTGATGAACGCGGTCCCGACGGTGGTCGTCGGGCCAGTGCTCATCCAAGCGGCATCAGGCACCAGAACCTCCTAATAGGTGTCGCGCCAGCGCGCGGCGAGTCGGGCGATGGGGTTGTATTCGTCGGATTCGAACCGCACGGTTGCCGGGCCGGGAGGCAGCAGCGGCCAGTCCCCGGAGTGGTCCCACAAGCGCGTCACGGACCCGTTGAGGAGCACGGTCCGCTTCTGGGTGTCGATGTCGAGCCAGTCGTCGGCGCCGAGCACCGTATCGAGAGAGAGGGTCTGGAACGTCGTGTCGGTGACCACGGAGACGCGCGGTGCCGGAACGGGACCGGTGATCCTGAGCAGCAGCTTGGCGGGGGCGGTGCCGGCGTTGGAGACGGCGACCTCGCCGCCGGCGACGACCGCGTGGGAGACGGCCGGGACGCGGAACGGCACGGAGTAGCCGCCGGTCCGGTACAGCAGGCCCATCTCCACCGAGTGCTCGACCGTGGAGTACATGGCGCCGTCGGAGGCGGTGAACATGCACGGTTCGACGGAGATGCCGACGCCCGCGCGCTGCGGGTCGGTGTCGACCCCCTCGGCGGTGCCGAACATGATCCGCTCGTAGCCGTGGAGGTTCCACTCGAGCTCGTGCTCGATCGAGCTGGTGCCGATCGCGTCGAACGCGGCGGCGAGGGCGTCGTGCAGCGGCACCCAGTCGGAGGGGTTGGGGGCCATGATGATCACGGTCATGGGGACTGGGACCGCGTCGCGGAACTGCGCGCCCTTCCAGCGGCCGTTCCCCCACGGGACCGGGCCGCCTTGGCCCTGCCTGTGGGGTCGCTTCCAGGGGTTGAAGCCGCGGACGATGTAGGGCGTGCCGCGGCCCATGACGAGGTCGTTCACGCGGATCTGTCCGGGGTCCAGCGACATCAGGCCACCGCCATCGCGTTCACTCGGTTGATCTCGGTCCGGGTGGGCCCGTGCGTGGTGACTTCGATGCGGCCCATGGAGGACGCGACCCGGTTCAGGAGTTCCCGGTCGGCTTCGGAGAACTGGACGGCCGCTGCCGCGGCGCTGGCGTTGGTGCCGCCGATGTCGGGGAGTGCGGCGGTGGCGAGGACGTTGGAGGCGATGGAGACGCCCGCGATGGATTTCCGGATGCCGAGGGCGAGGCCTGCGCCGATGTTCTCGCCGAAGCCCATCATCAGCCGGGAGGGGCTGGCGATGCCGAAGAAGTCCTTGACGTCTCCCGCGATGCCTTCGAGCAGGCCCCAGATCCAGTCCTTGATGGATCCCGCGACGTTCTTCATGCCGTTCCACAGGCCGTTGAGGAGGGCCTCGCCCTTGTCGAGGAGGTAGGAGCCGAGGTCGCCGAGGGCGTCCAGGATCTGCCCGGGGAGGCCGTTCGCCCAGGTGACGAGTGCGACCATCCGTTGTACGGCGGCGTCTTTGGCGGCACCGAACCACGACCGGAATTTGTCGTCCAGTGAACCGAACCAACCGAGGACCGCGGCGATCGCCCGCACACCGATATCGAACTGCTGTTCGAACCAGCGCCAGATGCCGACGAAGAAATTGCCGATGGCGTTGAACACTGTGGACGTCACGGACTTGATCTCGTCCCAGTTGTCGATCACCCAGCCGACGACGAGCGAGAGACCGCCGGTGAAAATCGCGAAAATCCACGGCCACCACTCGATGAAAAATTCACCGATCGCCGAGAAAATCTCGCTGGCCTTGGTCTTGAGCAGCTCCCAGCCGATGACGATCACGGCGCGGATCGTGTCCCAGTTCTGCACCAGGGCAACGATGATCGCGATCAGGGCAACGATGGCGACGATGATCAACCCGATCGGGTTCGCCAGCATCGCGGCGTTCCAGAGCCACTGAACGGCCGTGACCGCCGCGATCGCGGCCGCGATCGGGAGGAGGTACGGGGCCAGGGGCATCAGCCAGCCCGCGAGCTTCTGCAGGAGCGGGAGCGCTGGCTCCATCGCCTCGACGAAGTCCGTTTGGATGGTCCGCCCCAACGTGGTGAAGCTGGCGGCGGCGTTGTCGTTCAGGGTGGCGCCCATACGGTCGGCGGCCCCGCCCGTGCTGTCCAGCGCGGCCTCGGCGTCGATGAGCCCGGACAGGAACGCAGGGATGTCGGTGACGGCGATGTCCTCCAGCGGCGTGCCGAACAGGGCGATCGCCGTGTTCGCGCGGGTGGCGGGGTCCTCGATCGCGAGGATGCCCTTCACGATCTCGTCGAAGGCGGCCTTGGCGGTGTCGCCTCCGGCGAGGAGGTTGTTCGCCATGGTGTGGGCGTCCAGCCCGATCGTCTCGAACGCATCCTGGCTCGACTCGGACATATCCGTCGCGAGCAGCGAGAACTCCTTGAGAGCGTCGCCGGTCTTGTCGATCTCGTACGTCCCGCCGGCGCTGGCCGCAGCGAGCAGCCCGAACGCCTCCTCACCGCTGAAACCGAGCTGGGAGAAGAACTGCCCGTACTCGTCGGCGGCGTCCAGGACGTCGGCCTGCAGGCCGGGCATGGTCCTGGCGGAGGCGGCCGCGATCAGGTCGAACGCCTCGGTCATGTCCGCCGCCAGGCCTTCACGGACGGCCTGCCCAGCGATCTGAGCGACTCGGGCGACGTCCTCCTCGAGGATCACGGCCAGATCGAGCGCCTTGGCGCCCATGGCGGTCAGCTCCTCATCGGAGATGTCGCCCAGGTCGCCGGTGTTCGCGATGACGCCCCGAAGAGCCGCGTTGACCTCCTCGATGGAGCCGCCGTAGGCGTTCGCGAACAGCGTGCCCGCGGCGTTCCCGACCCGCTCGGACTCCTCGGCGGTCAGGTCCAGTTGCGCGGCGACCCTGTCCGTCGACGCTTCGATGTTCATGGACTCGCCGAGCGCGGCACCGAGGGCCGCGCCCGCGGCGACGCCGGCGGCGGCCGCGGCCGTCTGCAAGCCGTCGCCGAACCGCTCGAACCGCGACTCGGAATCGTCCAGGCCCTGCCTGAACTCGGTGTTGTCGAGGCCGACGTACCCGACGAGCTCGCCGATCGTCATCACCATGGGCCACCCCCTATGCGGTTGTCAGGCCCGAAGCTGGGCGGTGATGGACTGCCATTCGGCGGTGTTCTCTCGCGGGATGTCCTCAGGCTCTTTGCTGGCGCGGGCCCGCCACACGGAGGCGTCGGAGAGGCCGCCGACGAGGAGGCAGAACCGCCGCCACGACAGGCCCGCGCGCATCTCCTCGGCGAGGTCGCCGTGGTACTCGCGCCGCCAGTCCGCGTACAGCGGGCCCCAGTGGACTAGGACGCAGTGGATGACATGGAGGCCCCGAGCGGTGCCGGGGCCGGCGGTTCCCCCTGGGCGTCCAGCTGGTCGCGCATCTCAGCGGGCAGGCCCTCGCGGACCAGTTTCATCGTGCGGTTCATGACGCCGTACAGCTGGCTGATGCCGATGCCGTCCTTCATCATCTGCTCGGCGTTCTCGCGGCCGCCGGTGAGCATCCCGATCGTGTCGAGGAGTTCGTCGATCGTGATGCTGTGGACGCCCTTCTTCTGCATCTTGACGGCGTTGAGGATCGCCAGCGCTGGTAGTTCGGGAGGCAGCGCGTAGAAGCGGCCCTTCACCTTGATGTGCAGGGGCTCTTGGGCTTCGGCTTCCCACTCGGCGTCGAAGTCGAAGTACTGCTCGGGTTCGGCCATTAGACGACCGCCGCCGTGGTCGCCGCGCCCGAGCGGATGATCGTCGCCGACCAGGAGGTGGCGTCGTTGTTGCCGCCGCCCTTCGCGCCGGGCTGCACGGACGCCTCCCAGACCGTCCACGCGGTGTCGTCGACGTGGCGGAACCGGAACGTCCCGAGAGCGGCGTAGGCGACGAGGCGGCCGAGCTCGTCGACGCGGACCTGCCCGACGTTCGGGGTCGCGCCGTCGGTACCGCGGTCGACCATGCCCTCCAGGGAGAGCTGGCCGCCGCGCTGCACCTGCGTGCCCTCGTACTCGCCGTTGGAGTCGAAGGTCGTGGTCTCCATGGCGGCGTTGTTCGCGTTCGGGTCCATCTCGAACGAGTTGATGCCGCCGATCTCGAGGTAGGCGGGGGTCGGGGTGGCGCCGTCGGAGACCTGGAAAATCCAGTCCCTCGCCAGAATCTTGCGCGTCATGACGTGTGCTCCTTACTGTCGGTTCGGTGCGGCCGAGCGTTCGGTCTCGGCGCGGAAGTTGACGGCCCACCGGGGGCGGCCGTTCTGGTCACGGGAGGTGAACACGGGCCCGGACTGCTGCCCGGTGCACAGCAGCAGGTGCGAGCCGTCGGCGAGGCCGCGGCGGCCGAGGCCCTGCAGCTTGAGGTAGACGTCCTGGGCGAGGTCGCCGCCGGACCGGAAGTCGTCGGCACTGCCACGGACGGTCACCTGGAAGGCCGGGTTGTCCCACCCGAACTTGGCGTTGCCGGGACTGGAGGGGTAGCTGCGGACGGCCATGACGAGGTCGGGACTGTCGGGGAGGTCGGGGACGAAGATGGTGCCGCCGAGGACACCTGGCGTGTACGTCCCGAGCTCGAGCTCGTCGAGGAGGTGCGCGATCGCCTCGTCGACGATCACGACAGGGCCCGTTTCAGCTCGGTCTGGCAGATCTTCGCGAGCGTCGCCTGGTTGCCCGCGTCCATGAACGGTTCCTCGAGGTACTTCGCCTGCCCGTCGTCGTGGTAGTACTCCAGCGACTCGTGCTGGTCGACGGCGTACGGCTCGTCGTAGGAGACCGCGCCCTTCTGCTGCCCCGGGTCCACGCTCGCGGTGCCGGAGCGGGCGAGTTCGCCTTCCTCGACCGGGACGAGCGGCCGGGACTCACCGAGCAGGAACTCCGTCCCGTGCTGCAGCGCCCGCGTCCCTGCGGCCTTCTGGCGTCTCAGGACCTCGCTGCCGTTCCACTTGATCTTGGCTTTCGGGTTAGCCACAGGCCACCTCCATGTTGTCGGGGGTCGGCCAGCCGCCGCCGTCGTAGGTGGAGACGGTGATGACCGTCGACGCGCGGCCGCGGATCGTCACCCGGTCGCCCGGGTTCACGTTCTCCCCTGGACCGCAGATGAACCCGCGCTCGGAGACGACTTCGCGGCCTTCGGCGTTGACGACGTTGCGGCGGGCCTCGGTGATCAGGCACTTGACGGTGACCGGCGGGCCGTAGGAGCGGCCAGCGCCGGTCTGCCCGAGCAGTTCCTCGACGGTGACCGTGTGCCGGAACAGCCACGAGACGTCGACGGTCATCAGGCCATGCCGATCCAGCCGGGCAGGAGCCCGGACTGGCGCAGGAGCATGACGGCGGTCCGCGGGTAGGCGATGCCGTTGTAGACGACCGGTCCGGTGCCCGTGTCGGCCTTCGTGAGGGAGATCGGCCCGGCCGACACGGCGGTGTACCCGGCCGGGATCCCGCCAGCCGTGGCCGCGCCCGCGTTCGGGTCGATGTCGAAGGAGGCTTGCGCGATCGTGGCCTCGCGGATCGCCTCGACATCGGCGGCCCTGGTCGGCTGCTCACTGCCGTTGATGTCGTAGACGGCGGTGAGCAGCAGACCGTCGATCTCGCGGGAAGCGATGGCGAGCCGGTCTCCGAGGTTGCCGGGGTCCGTGGCGACGCCGTACGGGCTCGCCTCGTATTCCGCGGTGGTCGCGTAGACCGGCGCCGCCATCGCTACGCCGCCTTGTTCTCGTCGGGCTTGGCCTTCGGGTCAGTGAAGGCGTCGACCTTCACCCAGCCGTCCCGTTCGGACCGGTTGTCGGCGGCGGCGAGCCCGAGGCGCGTGTCCTCGTGCCCGCCGTGCTTGGCCTCGATCCTCTCGACGACCTTGCCGCCCTTGCGGAGCTCGTACTTCGGCATCGCCTACGCCTCCTTGTTCGTGTCGTCGGCGGTGCCCGCCGAGGTGTCGGTGCCGTACGTCTCGATGAGCTGGGCCTTGGTCATGGCCTCGGCGTCCTCGCGGGACAGCTCACCGACGCTGACGGCGTAGTCGACCCAGTCGCCCTTGGTGGCGGACTGGGCGGGGCGGTCGACCTCCGCCGTGGCGGCGGCGCGGGTCGCCTCGGTGACGTCCTCGCCCCGGACGAACACGGCCTCGGCGAGCGCGGTCTCCTGCGCCTCCTGCAGCTCGGGCTCGTCCACGTGGACGTCGCCGGGGTGGATCGGCCCGGTCTCGGCGGCGTGGATGCCCGGGGCGACGACGAGCGGCCCGTGCGGGTCGGCCTCGCCGGCGTTCGTGGGCGGGAGGAAGTCCGACGGGCGCGGGTCCACCGCGGCGTCGCGCAGGCGGGTCCCGATCTGCTCGGCCTCGGCGAAGTCGCGGGCGTCGGGCTGCTCGGGAGCGTCCTGGGCGCTGGCTTCCTCGTCGATGCCGTACCCGGCCTTGCGGGCGTAGCGGACGACCATGGCGTTGTCGGTCTCGGCGCGGCCGTTCTCGAAGTGCAGACCGGCCGGGCCCGGGCCCGTGTAGCCCTCTTCGGGGCTGTAGATCACGGTCACGGGACCACCACCTGCACGTCGCGCAGCACCGCGGCCGCTTTGGTCGCCTTGAGCGCCACGCCGACCGGGCCCATCTCGACCTCGCCCGATTTGACGGCGCCGGGGGTTGTGAAGTCAGGCATGAACTGGCGCACCAGGTTCCCGCCGACGGTGGAGATGCCGTGGAACCCGTCCAGGCCGAGCCGGACCGCGTAGATGTCGGTCTCGCCGGTGACGGGATCGGTCGCGATGACGGGGTCGGTCGAGCCAGCCTTGTCGCCGAGGTCGATGAGCGGGATGCCACGCCAGGTGGTGATGGTGCGACCGAAAAAGTCGCGGGAGTCCAGGCTGGAGGCGAAGTCGCCGACGGTCTCCAGGGCGGCGAGCGCGTCGGCGTTCATGAGCAGCGCGTCGGGCTGGCCGTCCATGACGGCGATGAGGCGGCGCAGTACGGCCTGGGCGGCGACGGCGGTCGCCTGCGAGTTGACGGTGGTCCAGTTGACGGCCGAACCGTCGATCTCCGTGGTCGAGCCGGTCAAGGCCTTCGACAGGCCGTCGAACGCGTTGGCGTCGACAGCGGTGTCGCCGTTGATCACGGCATCGGCGAACTTCGCCCGCGTCGCCTTGATCTTCTGGCGCATCTGGAACGCGACCTCACCCGAGAGGGTGGGGCCGATGTTCGCGAGGACGCGGTCCACCTGGAACGACCCGCCGAGGACCTTCAGGTCCGTGGTGTATCGGGCCTTGGTCGCCTCGCCGGGCGTGTACTCGGCGTTGATCGCGCGGAACGCCGCGCTCGACTGGGTGACGAGGCGCTGGTACCCGTAAGTGAGGGTCGCGCCACCACCGGCGGGGTTCACGACGTCGTCGAAGGTGAGCGAGTCCAGCAGCCAGCTCGACTTCTGGAACTCGTCGATCACGGCGACGTCGATGTCGTCGACCGCGTTCAGTTTGGCCTGGGCCAGTGTGACCGGCATGGTTTTCTCCTTGGCTAACCGCCGTAGCGTGCAGCCACGGCGGAGTCGAGTGTGGGTGTGGTGTTGGACCGGCCCCCGGATCCACCGGGGATCGGCGCGCCCGACCTGCCGGGCGACGGGGCGGGCGCGGCCTTCGCGAACGCGGCCACGGCCTTCTCGATCGCTTTCGAGTCGACGTCGCCCTTCTCATCGACGAACGACTCGACCTTGATCAGGTCGGCGCTGATGAGGTCGGCGAGGTTGACGCCCTTGTCCTTCGCCGCTGACTTGAGCTCGGCGGCGGCGAGCTTGACCCCCGCGGCCTTCATGGCCTCGGCATGGCCTTCGGCCTTCGCGGCCGCGACCGCCTTTTCCTGTTCGGACATCTGGGAGGCCTTGAGCTTTTCCAGCTCTTCGGCGGCCTTGGCGTTGGCCTTGGCGCGCTTCTCCCATTCGCGGGACGCCTTCTTCCAGTCGGTGTCGTCGCCTTTGGGGGCGCCCTCGCCGTCCTGGTCGTTGTCGCCGTTCGCGTTCGCGCCCTGGTCGTTCGCGGCCTCGTCGTCGCCAGCGCCCGTGCCCTCGCCCGAGCCGCCGCCCCCGGAGGGGTGGCCTTCGTCGGAGCGCAGGCCGAGGCCGGCGGGGATGATGCCGCGCGCGATGAGGCGCCGGAGGTACCTGTTCATGATGTGGTTCTCTCCCGTGCGGGATGAGCCGTCGGCCGTGCGGCTTCAGGCGGTCGGATACTGGTCTGCCCCCGTGCGGGGGAAGCGTGAGTGGCGAAACCTCGATACGGTGACGGGGAAGTGACCCCCTGGATTGGAGCTCCGTATGAGACGTGCCGCTTTGGTGCTGGCTGCTGCCTGCGTGTTCGCGCTGGCCGCGTGCAGCGGTGAGGATGAGCCCGAGGCCGACGGCGAACTCGACGCGTCAGCGCGGACCGCGTGCGATCGGACTGCGGAGTGGTCGGCGGACGGCTACCCGGAGGACGTCCGGGACGAGACCCTGCAGGAGATCGCCGATGCGGCGGCCGCCTCGGACATCCCGGAGATTCAGGCGCCGTCGGACGAGATCGCGGCGGCGGTCGGCGGCTCGGCGACGGCGTACCAGGCGCCGCTGGATGAGCTCGCCAGCGCGTGCATGGACCTCGGCTGGGAGGGGTAGCTCACCGGGCCTGGCCGATCTGCTCGCGCTGGGGTTGACGGACGAGGCCGGTGTCCTTGACGTGCTCGCGGATCTCGCCTTGGAGGGCGCGGACGCGGGCGTTCAGCGGCTTGCGGGCGTCGGGGTCGATGACGGCCTCGGCGCGCATCTTCGCGCGGCGCAGGCGCCGCTCGAGGGAGCGGAGCCGCTGCCGGTCCCGATCGCCTTGCGGGTCTTGGGTGTGCGTCGGGACGGTGGTCGCGCCCGGGAAGTAGCCGGACAGGTTGTGCCTGCAGTTCGGGTGCAGCAGGCCAGCGCGGATCGCGTTCGTAACGGTGTCGATCACGTCGACGGTGACCATGCGGTCGTCGGTCGCGTGCTGGACCTGGATCCGCCCAGTCGGGCCGGACCTGGCGAGGACCTTCCCTTCGAACGGCCTGCACAGCTTGCATTCCTGGCTCGCGTTGCTGACGATGACGAGGTCGACGCCAGCGGCGGCGAGCCGGTCCATGTGCCCTTCGACGGACGCTTGCGCGGACCCGGACCGCATCGCCATCTCCACGTAGGAGGCCAACTCCCAGCGGCGGCCGGAGGCGTCGGTGAAGCCCTTCACACCCTGCCCGAGGAACCTCTCCCACGTGACCTGTGCGCCGCGGAGCCGCGTCTTGGTGCCCGCGAGGACATCGACGAGCGCGGTCTCGGCGACCACTTGCCGGTACACGTCGTCGGCCCAGCGCAGCAGCGGCGTGTGCGTCGCCTGCAGCTTCGACGTGAGGGTCCACGCGAGACGCTGGATCGCATCGATCCCCGGTAGGGCGGCGCGGAGCCGCGCGGTCTCGGCCCAGATCGCGGCCTCGCGCTGCCGGGCGATCTTGTCCAGCCGCGGGAGGGCCTTGTTCCCGGCGGCGAGGCGTTCGAGCAAGCTCGGCTGCCAGCGCGCTACCTCGTCGACGGCAGCGACACCGCCGCGGTAGTAGGCCATGACGAGCGCCTGAGCGACCCGGTCGCGCATCGGGCCTTGCAGCTGCTCGACGATGACGCGCTGGCGGCGGTTGAACGCCTGCAGCGCGTTCAGCTTCTCGGTGGCCCAGTCAGGGGATTCGATGCCGCGGGCGAGCGCGGCCGCGATGTTCTGGGCGAGGCGGGTCTCAAGATCGGTGTAGAGGTCCACGACGGTGGTCGCGAGGTCGGCGGCGAGGTCACGGGAGACGGGCATGGCCTATGCCTCGCCCTCGGGCTCCTCGTCGTCGGTCTCGGCGTCGTCGTCGGCGTCCTGTGCGGATCCGTTGCTGGGCGGGGTGAAGGGGCCGCCGGTGAACGTGTCGGGGTTCGTGAGGGCCTTGTCCTCGTCCTCGATCCGCTTGACCTCGTCCTCGATCTGCTTGTCGTCCCAGTCGTCATGCTGCGCCTTGACGGCGAGGAACCGGGAGATCGCGCCCGCCGCCCGGAGCGCCTGCAACGTCTGGGCGTCGCGAAGCTGGTCGGGTTCGGCGAACGGCGGCCACTCGATCTTGGGCAGGTCGCTCGGGTCGACGTCGAGCTTGAACTGGACCTTCGCGGTCCACAGGGCGGCGGCCGCGACCTCGCGCAGCGCCTCGCCCCAGTATCCGGACTTCTTCTCGTACGTGCGGGCTGACCGGGACTTGCGGTCGTTGACCTCGGTGGCGGTGGTGTCGCCTCCGCCTTCACGCTCGAGCCCGAACGTCGACGCGGAGTACCCGGCGGTGTGGACGGCGGCGCGTGCCCACGTGTGCATGGTCTCGACGTGCTCTTCCACGCGGATCGCGAACTGCTGCACCGTGATGCCTGCGGCATCGGAGGTCAGCGGGATGTCGAGGGAGGCGTACAGCTCGTTGTCGGGGTCCCAAGTAGCGCCAGCGCCACGGCCCATCGACTGGAGGAACCCCTCGGGAACGAACGCCCTGCTCTTGCCGAGGCGCACGTCCCGCATGAGCGAGGAGGCGGTCTCGTCGAGGTTGTCGAACAGGCCCGTGCAGCCTTCGAAGTCGGACCGGCCGAGCTCGCTCCCGCGGTCGTCGCGGGACGGGTACATGTTGGGGGCGTACGCGACGGGGAGGACCGGCATTTCGAGGTCGATGGCGTCGGCGAGGCCGCGGGTGTCCTCGAATGCGCCGAGGTCGACGCGGCGGCCGAGCTTGTCGCGGGTGCCGACGTAGACGCCGTGGAACACCCACGCGGACCGGGTGTCCTTCGCGCCCAGCAGCTCGTACCGTTCGAGGTAGCGCGTGACCTTCGTGCCGTCGTCGCCGAGCTCGCGGACGAACACGACGGCGACGAGGCGGCCCCACCGGAACACGGGGAACGCGGAGTCGGCGTGGACGGCCGAGAGGATCGGGTGGTCCCACAGTTCCTTGTCGAACGTCGTCCTCAAGAACACGCCACCGAACGGCGAGGCCACCTCGGCGGCCTCATGCAGGCGGGAGGTGAGGCGCATCTGGTCGTCGAGGGTCTCCCAAGCGGTCGTCGTTTCCTTGTTCTTGAACTTGAACGACGGCGGCCGGGCGAAGAGGAGGTCCGCTGAGGCGGTAGCGATGTCGGCCGGGAGCGGCATGTGGACGGCGGTACGGCGCTGGCCGGGCTGCACGGGTGCACCCCAGAACCAGCGCGACAGGGTGCCGACGACGCCGCCGCGCAGCTGCGAGGGCCGGGTCTTGGGGGCGAGCGTGTCGCGGCGCTGGTAGACGCGGCCGAGCTTGTCGGGGTTCCCGGACCACCAGGCGTCGAAGTCGGCGAACTGGGCCAGCGCGGGGGCGTATTCCTCGGGCGGCCAGGCGATCGACTTGTCGGGGAGCGGCACGGGCACCTCCTTCAGGTGAGTAGGCCGAGGGCTCGGCGGATCTTGTGGGCCTCGGAGTGGAGGATGTAGCGGCCGGCGTCCATGTAGTGGTCGCCGATCTTCAACGGCCGGTCTTCGCCGCGCTCGGTCGCTTTCGGGTCCCACGAGTAGCCCGCGGCCTCATCGATCCAGCCGGTACAGGAGTCGTGGACACGGAACCGGTCGGTCGCGATCAGGGACGAGACGGTCTGGATGCCGGCGAGGACGTCGTTGTCGGCGTTCGCGATGTTCAGGACCTGCTCGGGGTGGTCCCGGTTCTCGTAGTACAGCTGGGTGCCGAAATCGGAGGCCGGGTCGACGTAGATCCATGGGGCGGGGATGCCCTTGCCGGGCTGGCCGGGGATCTGCGTGTCCTTGAGCCAGGCGCGGACGGCCTTCGAGTACTCGGCGGGCGCCATCTGGCGGCCCGCCTTCGCCGAGGAGTACCCGTACTCGCTGACGAGGTAGACGCGGCGGATGCCGTCGGGCCCGGTGCCGATGCCCGCGGCGAGCGCCGCGAACGGGTTCGTGCTGCCGTAGTCCAGTCCCACACCGAGCCACGTGTCGATGTGCGGGAGCGTCGACACGACGTGCCGGTCGGGGTCCCAGGATTCGTAGACGGTGCCCTCGGCGAGGACCCACTCGCCCAAGATGTAGCGGCGGTAGAACAGGCCCGTGAACTCTTTGGACAGGTCCGCGATGTACTCGGCTGAGAGGTTCGGATTGTGCGACAGCTGGAACGAGAAGCGATGGAGGTTCAGGGCTTCGGGGTCGGTCGAGTGGTGGACCTGGCCGTCGCGGTCGAGGTGGAGTCGCGCCCGCTTCAGGTAGTCCATCAACCAGTGGTTCGGCCCGGCCGGGTTGGTCGTGCCCACGAACTCGGCGTTCAAGACGCTCAGGCGGGTCATGAGCATCCGGTAGAACGAGGCCGGCCAGGTCGTGATCTCGTCGCCGTACGCGCTCCCGAGGGTCAACCCCTGGATTTTCGCGGCCGAGCCCTCATCGTGGGCGCCTGCGATGTAGATCGTGCGGCCGAGGAGCTCGAGCTCGCCCATGCCGGACTTGAGCTTGCACCGGTTCGCGCCGACCATGTCCGTCAGCGGGTCGATGATGTTGCGCTTGAGCGTCCGCTCGGACTTGCCGATCATGATCATCGGCGCGGTCGGACCGGTCCGGACCCGCTTGAGCCAGTGCACCATCGTCGAGACGGTCTTGCTGCTGCGGACGGCGCCTTCGTAGATGTTGGAGCGTGCCGTGGTCAGCTCGACCGCTCGGCGCTGCTGCCCGACGAGCGGCTTGTACATCACGGGGGCGTGTCGCCTTCGCCCATCATGTGGCGGATCCAGTCGTCGACGGCGGAGAGGCCTTGCGCGTCGGAGTCGACACGGTTGAGCGCCACGTGCTTGTCGGTGGCGACACCGAACAGGGTGATCAGGTCGCGGTCGCTCATCTTCGCGATGCGCTCGCGGAGGGTGGCGAGCGCGGCGGTTGCGCCGTCGAGGGCATTGGAGGCGAGCGCGGCGCGGCGGGCCTTCGCGTCGATGACGGCGGCCTCGGTCGCTTTTTGGGTGTTCTCCCGGGAGAACGCCTGCTCGATCCCGGCGTCCTTCGCGATCTGGGAGACCGAGGTGGTGGAGACGCCGTGTTCGCGGGCGATCGCGTTGCGGGAGAGCTGGCCGGCTTCGATGTCGGCGAGGATCGCGGCGCGGGCCTCGTCGGGGATGCGGGAAGGCACGAGGACGCACCTCCCCGCGTGGAACCCCTGGACGGACACAACGAAGGCCCGTGAACACACTTCACGAGCCTGACGTTGACAACACTGACACACGATCTATGCGGTGTCAAGACCTGCGGCGTGGATCACGCTCCTCCTGCTCGATGAGGTCCAGGGCTTCGCGGACGCACGGCTGCATCTCGCGCATCGCCTCAATGTTCGCGCCGAGGTCGCGGCGCGCCCAGTCGAGCAGCGCGTCCTCTTGAACCTTGATGCTCTTGGGTGACTCTGGCGTCTTGCTGAGCTGGTAGCCGATGTACCGCCGGGGTTTGTCGCTGTCGCTCACGCCGCCCACTTCTCTCGGTCGCGGTAGTGCCAGCCGTCGCCTTGTCCGCAACGGTCGCAGGCGTTCGTGTAGCAGTACCGGACGTCCTGGACTTCGGTGACCTCAACTTCGTGGCGGCCTTCGACGTGCGGGCACCACTTCGGGTTCCAGTCCTGGTGGTCGTTCCATGCCCAGGCCATGTCCTGGAGCTCGGGGCAGTCGTCGAGCTCCACGTCGGGGTATCCGCTGTCGTCGCCCGCAGGGCATCCTGCGCAGTAGTTGACGAGGGATTCGTGGCCGTAGACGCAGTGCCGCTCCATGATGCGCCGCTTGGCCGTGACCTCGCGGAGGACACGGGCCGGATCGTGACAAACCAGGTGTTGTCCGATCAGTTCATCGATCCCGCCGCCGTAAGCCCCTCCCGCCAGGAAGACATGATCGGCGTAAAGGTCGCCCTCGTCGTTGAGGCGCCAGGCCTGGAGCGGGTCATTGGGGTAGCCGTAGCTATACCCGGCGGCGTCCGCCGCCGCGGCCCGCGCGACTGCTTCGTCCTCTGCAAGTCGGGCGTTGAGGAAGTCGACGATGGAGAGGGTCATGATGGCTGCTCCTTCAGCCACGCGTCGAACGCTGCGGGGCTGCCCGAGTTGATGAGCCGGTCCAGCTCGTCGCCCTCAATGAGCGTGCTGCCATCCGGGTTGGTGATCCGGTCGGCGGAGAGGCTGAAGTTTTCCTCGCCCCACATCAGGGCCGAGAACGCCTCTGCGGGGGAGTCGCACTCTTGAGCTTCGGGGGCGTGCCAGCGGTGGTAGTGAGCGGTCCAGTGCTGGTCCTCGGTCGGGTCGAACGCGCCCAGCTCGGCGGCGAGCGCGCGGGCGGCCTGCTCTTGCGCTCGGAGGCTCTCGGGCGACTCGGTGTCCTTGCTGAGCTGGAGGCCGATGTACCGCCGAGGCTTGTCGCTGTCGCTCATGCCGCCCACCTGCCGTACCAGAGGCCGTCTTCGCGCTCGTACAGCTCGTACGTGCATGATGCCGGGGCGTCGGGGTCGTTGGAGCGGGGGGTCTGGAAGATGATGCGTTCGCGGGCCGGGGTGTCAGCGTCGATCGCACGGGGCGGTTGACCGGCGAAGGGGCCGTCGGCGAACCACATCTCCTTGACGCGGCCCGTCGAGTCGGTGCCGGTTATCCACTCCCACACGTAGTCGTAGGAGTGGGCCCAGTTGCTGACCTTGACGGGCCCGACGCCAGGCGGGACGTGGCCTTCTTCCTCGGCGTGCTTCTGGGCGTCCTTCTCGTGGCCGGGCTTGACGCCGTCGAGGCGGTACTGGTGCCTGGTGAGCTGGTCGAGGAAGGGCGGGAGTTCGTTCATGCTGCCTGGGTCTCCTTCTCTGCGGCGCGGGCCGCGATCAGTATGTCGCGTTGGATGCTGCCCTGGTGTAGGGCCTTGACGTCGCCGAGCCGGTAGAGCGGCTGTCTCGTGACGGGGTCGGTGCCGCGCCGCTGCAGCTTCGCGGGCCGCTTCCCGCGTGCTCGTCCCCATTGGTGGATCGTGTCGACCGGGAGCGGCTTTCCCATCCAGTCGGTGAGGACGCGGGCGATGACGGGTGCGGTCGCCTGCAGGGCGTTGACGCGGCGGAGTAGCTGCTCGATGCGGGCGGCCACCGAGTAGGGCTGTCCGCAAGCGCGGCAGGTGATCACGGCGACGTCTTTGCGGGCGCGCAGCTCGGAGGCGCACACGCTCCCGTCGGGGCGGTGCCCGTCGCACTTCCCGAGCGCGATGAGCTTCGGCGGCGCGTCGCACACGGTTTCGATGTCGCCGCGGATCTTCGCGAGGTCGGAGAGGGCGACGACGGCGTACTCCTGGTGCCGGATCCACTCGATGCGGTCGAGGAGGGCCTGGGCGAGGCGGTCGAGGGCGACGGGTAGGACGCCCTGGACGATGCGGCGGCATGAGGGGTGCGTGCACCAGGTCGACTGTGGGGTGCGCTGGCAGCGGGGGCCGATCGGGGGAACGATGTCGGGCCACACCTCCTCGGGGGTGGTGCCGCGGCCGTCGAGGACGGTGCGGGCCCACGTGGTGATGGTGTTCCGGGTGCGGGCCTCGACGTGGCCGGCGCGGAGGTTCACCGGGAGGGGCGCCTCGTCGGTGGCGCGGCGGCCGCCGGACCCGGAGCCGTACCGGACTTGCCGGGTCGTGGTGGTCTCGAGCTCGTCGAGCAGGTGCCGGGCGAGGACGTAGGCGAGGCTGTCGCGTGTGCTTGCGGCGCAGCGGGGGCAGACGGCGGCGCCGTCGGCGAGGGGCCGAGTGCAGATCTGGCAGAGGGTTTCGCTCACGGTGTCCTCCAGGGTGTTCGGGTGTTGTCGAGGGTGGTGGCGGCGCGGTTGCCGTGCCCGCGCCGCCGGGCGGTCTACTGGATGCGGTGTTGGGCGAGGTCGGCCACCAAGTCGCGGGCGCGGTCGTCCGGGAGGTTCAAGGGGCCGCGAAGGAAGCGGTGGTACTCGGAGTCGAGGAGGACGTTCGCGGCGGCGTGCTGGACGGCGGCGGCGTGTTCGCGGGCGTCGGCCGCGGGGACTTGGATTGAAGCGAAGGGCTTGCCTTCCAGGGTGAAGCGCACGCGCGGGCGGCGGTCGGCCGCGGCGATGAGCGGGATGGCCTGGACGGTCTTGGCGAGGTCGAGGCCGTTCCATGCCTTGCCGAGGATCTCGCCGACGGTGGGCAGCGCCTTGTCGTCGGACAGGCCGAGGGTGGACAGCTGGGCGAGGACCGCAGCACCGTATTCGGCACTGGAGGCGACCCGGTACAGCTTGTTCACGTAGGTGAGGGCCTGGATCGGGTTGAGGGCGATGGAGTGGTCGAGGCCGTAGTGGATGCCGACGGCGTACTTGCCGTCGGGGAGGAGATCGACGGCGACCGTGGTCGCGTTCTCATTCTGCGGTGCGGTCATGTCGTGCCTTTCGGGTCGAGGGCGGCCCCGCGCGGTGCGGGGCCGCCCGTGGGCTACTTGGTGATCAGGCCTGCGGCGCGCGCGGCGTCGAGGACGTCGCCGATGGTGGGGTCAGTGAGGAGCCCTTTCTCCGAGCTCGGGTCTCTGCGGCTGGTGAGCCGCACGTACGTTCTCGGGCCCGTCTCGAGTTCGAAGCGGCCGACCTGGCGGCCGTGCGCGTTGGTGATGGACCATTCGCGGAGGTGCCAGTGTTCGCGGCGGTCCGGCTCGTCGCTGTACGAGCGGGTCTCGTGGTCGTCGACCTCCTTGCGGAGTCCGAGGCCGTTGCGGTAGGCGGCGGCCATGACATCGCGGAGGGTCGGCTCCCTCTCTTCGGTGCCAGGCTCATCGACGGTCGGGACGTCCTCCGGAGTGGCCGCGAGCATGTCCTTCGTCCGCTGGACGGCGTCTGCGAGGGTGACGTGCCCGGCCTCGCGCAGGAAGTCGGGAAGGCTGCGCTTCACCAAGGGCTGCTCGAGGGCGAACCTCGAAGCGGACCGGCGTCCGGCCGGGCGGTCGCCGGCGCTTTCGGTGCGGGGCTCGGTGTCGAGGGCGTCGGCGAGCTTGCGGAGGTTGCGGCGGGCCTGGAGGCCGTCCGCGCGGCCGTCCCACGGCCAGCGGGAGAGTGCGTTCAGGGCGATCTCGATCGCGTCGCGGTAGGCCTGGCGGGGGCCAGGCGGGTCGACGCACGTGTCGCCGTCGGCGCAGCCCCAGCCGATGACTTCGCCTGCGGCGTTGACGTAGGCGGCGCGTCTGCCGCATACGGCGCACTTCATGGCGCGGTAGTGCTCGGCGGTGCGGCGCGCGGTGTCGCGTTCCTCCTCGGCCTTGCCCCAAGCCTCGATGGCCTGGTTCATCTCGGCCACGACCTCATCGAAGCGGGCCCGGTCGGGCACCAGCTTCAGGGCGTTGTTGTCGACGGCGAGCATCCGCGCTTCCTCGCGGTGCTTTTCTGCGCGCTCCCCTTGGAAGCGGACCTCCGTTACCAGGACATCGTTCTGGGTTCGGAGCCGTTCGGCCTCGGCGCGGGCCTCCTCGACTTCGCCACGGACATGGTCGACTTCGATGACCATGTCCTCCAAGAGCGAAACAGCGGCGTCGAGACTGCCGGGCGGGAGGTCGGCCACTTCTACAAGTGCACGAGCGGCCTTCAGGCGCTCGTTGCGGTCCGCCAGGTCGTTGTGGGCGCCGATGAGGCCGGCGGCTTCAGCGCCAGCCTTGGTTGCCGAAGTCGGCTCGCCGAGCTTCCCGGCGGCGGCCTCGCGGAGCCGGTCCGAGACAGTCACCCCGGATCCGTCGTTGCGGCGGAACATGATCCAGTCGTGGGGGAACCGGTGCGCGTCGGCGAACTCGCGGAGCGCCTTCGCTTCGAGGATCGGTCCGGCTGCGGCGACCGCGGCGCGGGCGGCGCCGTCGTAGTTGGTCTTCGCCCACTCGCGTCCGTCCAACCGGATCCAGATCTCGTCCCGGACTGCTTCCTCGGCGGGGGTGAGGTCATTCATCGGTGCTGGTCTCCTTGGTGTTGCCTGCGCGCAGATCCGCGGCCCGTTCACGGACCAGGGCGGAGATGACGCTCGGGGGGAGGGGGAAGGTCGGGCCGTTGTCGATGCGGTCGGCCATGTCGTCGAGCGCATCGGCGGCGATGAACGGCGAGACCTCGTCAACCACGGAGTTCGCGGCGGCGACTGCGTGCTCGAAGCAGGGGGCGGCGTCGCAGGCGAGGACGCCCTCCACGAGCGCGTTGTACGCCGCGAGCTGGGCGGGAGTCTGGTCAGGCATGGTCGAACTCCGAGCCGTGCTCGGCGGCTTCGAGTCCGCGGGCGATCAGGCGGAGGGCGTCGCGCATCGCGACGGGGTCTTTGTCGCCCACGGCTTGGCGGGCGACGGTCGCGAAGTAGCGGGTGGCGGCCGCGAGGCGGGACGCCTCGATGGCGTCCAGGGCCCCGCCGGTGCGCTTGATGGTGTTCTCGGAGAGGCGCAGCTCTCCGGCCTCATCGAGGGTGCCGGTCGCGGTGCGGTGCCGGTGAAGGGCGCTCATGGCCTCGCGGAGCGGGTCCGCAAGATCCGGGTTGGCGAGCTCCAGGGCGGTGATGGCGAGACGGACGGTCGGGGTCCCGGAGTCGTCCACGACTTCGGTGCGTTCGACGTGGCGGAGCTCGACGACACCGACGACGCGGCGGCCGGGTGTGGCGTACAGGCCGGGGACGAACGGTTCGAGTCCGGCCTCGGCGTTCGCGCCGAGCTTGGGGATGATCTTCGCTGCGGTCATGCTGGGGTTCCTTTCGGGTTAGAAGGGGGCGTTCGGGTCGGGTTCGATCGGGTGGTCTTCGGGTGCGCGGGCGGCGGCCAGCTCGGCACGCCGCTTGGTGTCCGCGGCGATGACCAGCGCGTGAGCGTCCGCGATGCCCTGGGTATAGGCGACGCGCTCGAGAATCGGTCCGTCCTCTGCGCGGCGGGACTTGGCCTCAAGGAGGGCGATGTGGCCGCCGACGGCCACGTAGGCGTCGGCTTCGATGTAGCTGCGGACGGCGGCTATGACAGCGCGGGCCTCGTCGGCGTGATCGGCGGGCTCGGACTCCTGGGCGATGTCGACGCGGCGGTTGTGGATGCGGCTCAGCACCTCAGCGGCGGCCAGCTCTTCAAGGGTCAGTTCATCCCGATCGGCGTGCCGGTCGTGGAGCTCGTCCGGCTCGAGGCCGGGGATCGGGTCGACGTCGGTCACTGGTCGTCGCCGATCCGCTCGACGGGGACGTCCTCGGCGGTGAATTGGTTCTGTGACATCGGGGTCCCTTCGGGTTATCGGGTGGTCGGGTAAGGGCCGCGGCCGAGGCGCCGGCGGAACTTGACGCGCCAGCGCCATTCGCGGTAGTCGACGAGGTGGCGACGCCACCACGGCAGGGCCGCGTACGCCTCTGCGGCGGCGTGCTCCGCGGCGCGGATCTCGGCGATCGCCTCGTCGGCCATGCGGTCGAGGTCGTGCTGCAGCGCGGCGAGGTCGGGCGGGAGCGGTGCCTGGGAG